GTATTATATTATTATAATAAATTATATTATTATTATTATATAATATTATATATATAGTAGAGATGTTTAATGTTATTTTATAAAATTGTATGTTTGAAGAAATTATAAAGATGCCTATTACGGATCGTGAAAAAATAGATAAGTTACTTGAAATAGATGCACATTTATATACCAACTTAGGTATAGATAGCACAAAGAAAGAAAGGTTAGAAGTAAAAAGATTATCTAAAAAAATATATAGAATGATACAAGGTATAAACCCTGCTATAGGTAAAACTTTACTTCAAGCTATGGATAGATGACAAGAAGTAAACTTGTCAAAAAACTTGATAAATTATTTTCTTTATACATAAGAAACAGATACTCAAAAAATGGCAAAGCAAAATGTTTTACTTGTGGTAAAGTAGATGACATAAAAAAACTACACGCAGGACATTTTATGAGTAGAAAACATTATAGTACAAGATGGGATGAAACAAATGTACAAGTGCAATGTCCTAAATGCAATTTGTTTGGACAGGGTGAGCAATACACTTTTGGTAAAAACTTAGATAAGAAATACGGAAAAGGCACAGCAGATAAACTACATAGAAAAGCAAAAAAGGTAGTTAAACTATCTACAAATGATTTAAAAGAACTTATAGAAAAATACAAGTAAAACTCATAATTAATTTTTTTTTATAACTTTAGGAAAATTTATAATTATGACACATTTAGAAGATTTACAAAGATTGCGAAACTTAAATTATGGTTTTGCAGAAACCACAGCTCTTAGAAATAAAATACAAGAGCTAGAAGCTAAAATAGAAATACTAACCCAACAAATTCAAGAATATGATTTATACCAGTAAAATAAAAACTATTGTAAAAAGCAGTAGTTTCAAGACACAAGATGGTGCTACTATGCATAACTATGTAGTAACATTTGCAAATGGACACAATCCAAATATTTATTCTACAAAACCTTTACCTTACAATGAAGGTGATGATGCAACTTATGACTTAGACCAAGCAAAAAACAAAGCTAAGTTTGTAAATAATCAAGTTAAAACTACTTATACTAATAAAGACCAAATCATTATTAGGCAAACAGTAATTAAAGCTGCATCTGAGTTTCACGCAGGTACAGAATCAACTGCTGATGATGTAGTAAAAACAGCACAAACCTTTTTAAACTGGATTAACAATGGCTGAAATAAAAGGACAAATATTGCAAATAGGAGATTCTATTGCAAGTAAAGGAACAAACAAGTATAAAAACCTTATAATAAAAACTGAAGAGAAGTACCCACAAGTACTTTGTATAGAGTTTTGGAATGATAAAGTTAATCAAATACTAAACCTTAACGTTAAAGATACTGTAACAATATCTTACAACATAAGGGGTTCAAGATGGCAGAAGGATAATATAGTCAAATACTATACCAAATTAGTAGGTTGGAAAGTATCTGAATCTAATGAAGTTTCAAACGCTGAATATTCACCAGATAGAGAAACTTATGAAGATGATTTACCCTTCTAATGTTTATCAATCTTGACAATGAGATTAAAAAACTTGATGACTACCGAGCAGGAAAACTAAAGACTGGTTTAAAACTCGGTATCTCTCGTTTAGATGAATACCTACGTTTTAAGTATAGTTCTATGAATGTTGTAGTAGGACACGCTAACGTAGGTAAAACATCTGTATTATTGTATCTAATGACACTTTATTCTTTGAAGCATAACATTAGATGGCTTGTGTACTCAAGCGAAAACGAAACCTATACTATCTACAGAAAGATATTAGAATACTTAGAAAACGAAGTATTCAACAAAATACCAGAAGCTATATACAAAGAAAGAATAAGATGGATAGATTCTCATTTTAAATTTATAGACACTTCAAGATTATATAGCTATACTCAAATATTAGACTTAGCAAACCAATTAAAAAAAGCGTGGGACTACCAAGCATTTGTTATAGATCCTTGGAACTCACTTGCTAAAGATAAAGACAAACTTAAAGGTACAAACTCTTATGAGTACACTTATGAAGCTCTGTCTGAAGTTAGATTGTTCTGTAAGCAAAACAATGTTTCAACTTACATTTGTACACACGCTGCTACAGAAGCATCAAGAAAAGTACACCCTAAAGGACACGACTTTGAAAACCAACCAACACCACCAAGTGCAGCTTCTATAGAATATGGTTCTATGTTTAACAATAGGTGTGATAATATGATAAGAATACACAGATACATCTATTCACCTACAGATTGGATGTACTCAAGGATAGCAATACTAAAATGCAAAAACATAGACACAGGTGGTAAATGTACACCTATAGATATGCCTGTACTAATGAAGAGCTTAAAAAACAATACTGGTTTTGAAATAGAAGGTGTAAACCCTATACCCAGAAGAACACAAGGCAAGATATTATAACGTCTGATAAATGAAAAATATTAATATATATAATGCTGATTGTCTTAAAACTCTTGTAGAAATACCTAGATATTCTATTGACTGTATTGTTACCTCTCCACCATATTGGAAAGGTTTTGAATATGAAGCATATTTTAATTCTTATGCACAATATTTAAGATGGTGTAAAAAGTGGTTAAAAGAATGTAAAAGAGTCTTAAAACCAAATGGAACTTTTTATTTAAACGTAATTAATGATAGCGATATAACAGTTAGGGCATTTGAATTAATGCAAATAGCAACAGAAGATTTAATGTATAAATTACACGAAACTATAATTTGGTATAGATACAACCAACAACCTGCTAATACAAAAAGACAATTAACAAACCAATGTGAATTTATTTTTATGTTAAGACACACCTCAGCAAATGTTGAGTTAAATAAAAAATATGCTTATGATTTGAACTCTCATATATTTAAAACTAAAAATGTTGGTAATGTTTGGGAGATACCTTTTAATAGTGGTAAAAAAACTATAAGTAGTTTTGGTAGAAAAGAAACTAAAAGTAGTTTTGGACATAGTGGTTTTCCTTTAGAGTTACCTGAAACCTGTATAGCATTAAGTACAAAAGAAAAAGATGTTGTATTGGATTTATTTATGGGTACAGGTCAAACAGGAATAGCTTGTTTAAAATTAAATAGGAATTTTATAGGTATTGAACTTGATAAAAATTCATTTGAATTATCAAAAAAAAGAATTAACAATTATAAACTACAAAATAAATTATTTTGATTACTAACGAAGATTGTATGGATTTAATGTCAAGGTATAAGGATGATTATTTTGATTATGCTATTACAGATCCTCCCTATAACTTAAATTTTAAATATAACAAATATAAAGATGATTTAAGTGAAAAACAATATAAAGATTGGTGTTCTAAATGGTTTATAGAGTTAAAAAGAATATGCAAAAAAGGTATTTTCATAAGTTGTGGAATTAATAATTTAGGGTTATGGCATAAAATAGAAAAACCTAAATGGGTTTTATGTTGGCACAAACCTGCTGCTATGGGTAGAAGCAAAGTTGGGTTTTGTAATTGGGAGCCAATTTTATTTTATGGTAAGGTATCAAAGCAGGGGGTTGATGTAATAAAAGCACCAATAATACCTGACTCTACAATGGATTTTCATAGTTGCCCAAAACCTGTAAAATGGGCTGAAAGTATATTATATAATTTTTGCATAGATGGGGATAAAATAATAGATATTTTTTTAGGAAGTGGAAGCACTGCAATTGCTTGTTATAATTTAGGATTTCATTTAACAGCTTGTGAGATAGATAAAGATTATTATAAAGCAGCTATAAAAAGAATTAATAATCACAAACTACAAAAACGATTATTTTGATAAAAGATATACTTGTAAGTAAACATAATAAATGGATTTCCTATTGTTTAAGTTGGAAATGTAACCCAGATACAGCAGAAGATTTGGTACAATCTATGTATCTTAAATTACTTATAATGATTGACAATGGTATAGATATAAGCTACAAAGGAGATATAAATGACTTCTACATATACAAAACTTTAAGATGTATGTTTATTGATTTGTGTAGAAAAGAAAAAAGAATGCAAGTAATAGATGTTAAAGATGAATACATTAAACACATCATAGACACAAAAAATAAAGTAGAGCTTGAAGAAGAAAATATGTTTGAAGAAGCATACAACAAAGTAACCAAAGCACTAAACGAGATGCATTGGTATGATAAAAAAGTATTTGAACTCATACAAGATGAAGGTAACATTTCTGCTTTGTCAAGAGAAACAACAATAGAGTATAGAAGTTTATACAATACTTATCAGAAAGTAAAACAAAAAATAAAAAGTAAATTATGATAGTTATACACCCTTGTCCAATATGTTTTGCCTTGTTGATATTAGGTTATGTTGGTTACAGCTTTTACAGAATATATAAAAAATTTAAAAAATGAAATTAGGAGATTTAGTTTATTACATTACAAAATATACAGGTATTAGGTATGTCTGGAAAAAGATATATCCTAAATGTAGGTGTGATAGAAGAAGAGAAGAATGGAATCAAATAGAGATAGATATAAAAGATATATGGAAGAAGAAGATAAAATAGAATGGGATGAATTTAGAATTAACACAACAGATAGATTAGAAAATAAATATTATAAATTAATAATGAGATTACACGCTAAATATTTCAACCATAAGTATCAAGAGTTATGCACTTGTAGTCCGAAACGTATAAAGCAATGGATAACTCATTTAAACGATATTTATGATAAAGAAAATACATAGTTTAGAAAAAGCTGTAGTATTTGCATTTAATTTAGAAGGATGGGATTTAATACATACTGGAGAAACTTGCTTGCCATTTGATGCACAAGGAACAACACCAAAAGGTAGAAAAGCTGTTATAGAAATGAAGTTTAGAGAAAAATATTATGAAACCAAAATACTTGAAGTAAGCAAGTATAATGCTCTTATGAATCTTGACACAGACATAGAAAAGTTTTACTATGTACAAGATCCTAAAGCAAACTATTTTTTTTGGCTAAACGAACTTATAGACTTACAAAAACAAGAATTGTATTGTCCTAACACTACAATGTGGAATAAATCCAAGAGAAATAAAAATGTATATTTGTTAAGAGAAGAACAAGCAAGAATTATAAACCCAAACAAAAATGCCGATACCGAAACCTAAAAAAACAGAAGATAGAAAAACCTATATGCAAAGATGTATGTCTGATGCAGTAATGGTAAAAGAATATAAAAACACAGACCAAAGACTAGCAGTGTGTGCAAAAGTATTTAGAGATGAGCAGAGAACTTCTTAAGTTAAAGTTTCAAGGTGATTTTAGTGTAGCTTCAGATATTATTCTAAAGGCAGTAAAAGACAAACCTAAGAACAAACAAATAGAGATACTATCAAACTATCTAAGCACATCTTATTTATATGTAAATGCTTTAGAAATGCAATTAAAAGAAGCAAACTTTAGAATGGACAAACTCTTAGAAAGCAGAGCTGAAGCACAAGAATTAGCAGAAGAATACAAAAAATTTTATTTAGAACTACAAAGTAAAACAATATGATACAATTACTAAACCTTGAAGAATGGGATAAACAAGAAATACTAAAGAAAATGGATAGTGATGATTTCTATTATAATTATCTTGGTAAACACGCTTTGAGTAGTTCTTCTATAAAACTTTTGTACTCAAGTCCAAAAAAGTATCATTATGTTTCATTATACGGACAACCAGATAGTCAAGCACTAAGAGATGGTTGGTTGTTTCACACAAGTATATTAGAACCAGATAAATTTGCAAAACAAAGATTTATTGAAGTACAAAGTAAGAACACAAAGAAATATAAAGAAGCATTAGCTGAGTATGGTAAAGTATATACAATAAAAGAAAAGTCAGATGCAGAAAGATTGCAAGATGCATTCTACCAAAATGAAAGTGCTTTACAAATGATAAGTGATTGTGAGTTTGAAAAACCTGCAATAGGTATAATAGATGGTTTAGCATTTAGGGGTAAAGCAGATGCAATAGGAAAGTATTTAGTAGATTTAAAAACTACAACAGACATAAAAGGTTTTGAATACTCTGCAAGAAAGTTTGGTTATGACATTCAGGTTTATATTTATTGTAAGTTATTTGAAAGACATTACGAAGATTTTAGATTTGTTGTAATAGATAAGTCAAGTTTAGATATAGGAATATACACAGTAAGCGAAGATTTCTATAATCAAGGCAAACGTAAAACACACGAAGCAATAGATAGATACAGAACATTTTTTATAAATGGTGTGGATTTACATAGTTATACATTAAAGGGAGAACTATAAAAATGCACAAAACATTATATGTAAAGGTTTATACTTATCTGATTGAACAATTAGAAGAAGCAAGACAAAAAAATAATAAAAAATTAATAGAACATTACTTATATGAAATACAAAGACTACACTCAAGATACAAACGAGAAGAGAACAAAAAAAGCTCAAGAACTCGCAAAGACAATACAAAGACTAACTAATATCAATCCTTTTGCAAAGGGTAGAAAACAACAAGTCATAGAAATAAGGTCGTTGTTTAATGTGATACTATTTAAGTATTTAAACTTCACACTTTGTAAAATACGAGATATACATCAAGACAATGGACTAAAAACATACCATCACGCTACAGTATTACACTCTCTAAACAACTTTCCAATGTACAGAAAGTACAATAAACAATTAGACATATTCCTAAGCGACATAACACAAAACTATTCTTCATTTGATAGAGATGCTAAAATAAAAGCAATACAATACAAAATAGAGTTCCTAAGCAACAAAACCTTAATGTACATATCAGAATATGTAAACGATATGTTTTTACAGGAGAGTGAAGAAAATACAGATTAATAAACGTTATACTTATAATGTACAAGACAGAAGAACTAAAAGAACAATCCATCAAAGCAATAAAAGAAAACAATCTACTATTTATTGGAGATATATTTGCTTATGTACCATTCTCACAAGCTACCTTCTATAATCATAAATTAGAAGAATTAGAAGACATAAAAAGCGAATTATACAAGAATCGTTCTAATATGAAAGTAAGTATGAGAAAGAAGTGGTACAAGTCAGACAACCCAACATTACAAATAGGACTAATGAAACTTATAAGTGACGATGATGAAGCTCATAGACTAAATGGTACAAAGCGTGAAATAAAACACGACACCAAAAAGAAAAGTTTTAAAGTAGAAATAATTGACAACTCTTCAAGTCAATAAAGTATATAAACACTTACTACACTCCAATAAGAAAATAACATTAGAAGTAGGTGGTACAAGAAGTGGTAAGACATACAATATCTTGCTTTGGATTATACTGCACTATTGTCAGCACAACGAAGATAAAATAATAACTATTTGTAGGAAAACATTTCCTGCACTAAGAGCCACAGTTATGCGAGATTTCTTAGAGATACTTAACAAGTTAGATTTGTATGATGAAGAGAAACACAACAAAAGCAATCACGAGTACAAGCTAGATAGCAATCTTATAGAGTTTATATCTTTAGACCAACCACAGAAAGTAAGGGGAAGAAAAAGGGATTTACTATTCTGCAACGAGATGAACAATCTTACATATGAAGATATGAATCAATTACTATTTAGGACATCAGAGAAAGTAATAGGTGATTTAAACCCTTCTGATGAGTTTCATTGGATATGGGATAAGTTAGAACAAAGAGATGATGTAGAGATACACTACACAACTTATTTAGACAATCCATTCATAGATGAGAGCATAAGAAAAGAAATAGAATTACTAAGAGAAACAGATGAAACGTACTGGACAATATACGGACTTGGTAGAAGAGCTACAAGCAAAGCAACTATATTCAAATACACAGAGTGTGAAACAATACCTGAAGATGCTTTCTTGGTAGCTTATGGTATGGACTTTGGTTTCAATGATCCTACAACTCTTGTTGCTACTTACAAGAAAGAACACAACTTATATTTCAAAGAATTATTGTATAGACAAAAAATGACAACAGAAGATATACACCAATATCTAAAAGGTGTAGATTTGCAAGGTATGACATATGCAGATTCAGCTAGACCAGAAATCATAGAACAGCTTAGAAGATACGGACACAAAGTTTTAAAATCTTACAAAGGCAGTAATTCAGTACTTGCAGGTATTGACTTACTAAAAAGATATAAACTACACATCACAAAAGATAGTGAGAATATGATAAAAGAATTTAGAAGTTACAAATGGAAAGAAGATAGAGCAGGTAGAGTTACAAACATACCAGAAGATGCAAACAACCACACAACTGATGCAGCTCGTTATAGTGTTTACTCCATACTATCAAAACCTAACTTCGGTAAATATTACATACATTAAGTGTTTATTAAAAATTATGTATATTTACTTGAACTTTAAAATTAATTAATATGGAAAAAAACTATGTACACCCTTTGACAGGGAATGCAATTACTAAAAAAGAATACTTTGATTTTGTTTTTAGTAAAGAATACGAACAAGTAATCAAGAGAGATTTTCTCAAGATAAAATAAGTATCAACTTAAAGTCCTACTTCGGTAGGATTTTTTGTTTCTAAAAACATTTGATTTATACGTTATATTATTATGAAGTATGAATTGAGAGTACCTACATCATTAAGCGATATAACTTTAGGACAATACCAAGAGTACTTAAAGCTACCTGAAGATTTATCAGACAATCAACTTGCACTTAAGATGATTTCAATCTTTTGTAATGTATCAGACAAAGTAGCAAGATATATCAAAGCATCAGATGTAAGTAGGATCGTAGAAAAGATTTCTTTGATGTTTAAAGAATCACCTACACTTATACAAAGATTCAAACTTGGTAAAAAAGAATATGGATTTATACCCAATCTTGATGAGATGACTTTTGGTGAATATATAGACATAGATACGTTTTTAGGTGATTGGGATAACATAGAGAAAGCAATGGCTGTGCTTTACAGACCGATACAGAGCAGATATTCTGATAAATATAATATAGTACCATACGAGCCGAGAAACGCTCTTAAATACAAGGAAATGCCGTTATCCGTAGTTATGAGTTCTATACTTTTTTTTTACAATTTAGGGAAGGAGTTATGTCAAGTTATGATTCACTCTACACACAGACAGGGGATAACCTTTCAAGAGTTGCAACCTTTGGACAAAAATGGGGTTGGTATCAATCAGTATTTGGACTCGCTAACGGAGATATTACACGATTTAAAGATATCACTAAATTAAACGTACACGAATGTCTATATGCTTTAGAATTTATGAAAGAGAAAAACGAAATAGAAACAAAAAGAATTAGAAGAAATGGCTAATCAAGGTGTAAGAGCATATTACTTAGTAACACAAACACTTAAAGATACACTCTTGTTAGATGAGAATGTAAACACAGTAACCACAGGTGATTTGACAGAAATAGATTTATCTAAACAAACCATATTCCCTTTGACACATATCATAATAAACAATGTTACAATAGCAGAGCAAATACTTACATTCAACATTACAATACTTTCTATGGATATTATAGATTTGAGCAAAAGCGAAGTAACAGACATATTTGTAGGAAACAACAATGAACAAGATGTACTGAACACACAACTAGCTGTACAGAATAGATTGTTTGGATTGCTAAGACAAGGCACACCATACTTTGACAAATATCAATTGTTAGGTACACCAAGCTGTGAACCTTTTTATGATAGATTTGAAAACCAACTTGGTGGTTGGGCATCTACATTTGATTTAACAATACACAACGACTTGTACTTATGTTGAACAATACTGAAGAAATATTAAACAAATTTGCAAAGCGTGTAATACAACAATCCAGAACACGACTTACAAAAGGTAAGAAAAACGCTAGTAAAGATTTGTATAATAGTTTGAGATATGACCTTACAACTTCTGCTGTTGCATTTATACTAAACTTCTTTATGGAAGAATATGGTATATATCAAGACAGGGGTGTAAGTGGTAAGAAACGTAAATACAATACACCATTTAGTTACAAAGATAAAATGCCACCACCCAAAGCTCTTGATAAGTGGATGGTAAGAAGAAACATAAAAGGTACAAGAGATGCACAAGGTAGATTTATAAAACGTAAGAGTTTACAATACTTGTTAGCAAGAAGCATATACAATAAAGGTATAAAACCTAGTAACTTCTTTACTAAGAGTTTTAAACAAGCATTTGATAAATTACCAGAAGATATGGTAAAAGCATATAGATTAGATTTAGAAGAATTTTTAAGAAGTAGTACAATTGGCAACTAAGATAAACGTAAGAAGTCCTTTTTATTTAAAAGTAGCACAAACAAATATTGCAACTGCTACACTCAACCTTTATATATACACAGGTACATTTGTAGCGAATGCTTCTGTAGCGAATCCTAAATATACAATAACCAAAAGTGTAGTTACATCAGGATATATAGTTTTTGAAGTAGCAGAGCTTATAAGAGATTATTTAGACATTACATTCAATGGTACTTATGATAGTCAAGTGGTTTGGGTAAACGCTATTATTAGTACTACAGTTTCAAGTGGTTCTGCTACAGCAACTGTCAAACCTGACAATACAAATGGTTTTGTAGCTTTTGATGGATATGGATATTATGAAGATGGTGCAAATCCTACAAATGCAAAGACAATAGACACAGGATCTTTACAATCCAATCAAGTTATATTTAGACTAAATGATGAGAATGTAAGAGTACCAGTATATACAGGCATAACAGATTCTGTAACATTTTTATTTGAAGGCACAGTAAAAAGAACACAATCAGTATCTACTTCTACAAACACAAATGCACAAATAGATTACATAACAGTATCAGGTAGTGATAACACAGACAACTATAGAGAAAGGGTACTAGCTGATGGTGGTACATTAGAAGATAATACTTTACTTGATGATTTTCTTTGTGATATAGATGATGGACTTGTAGATGAGTTGTATGTCAATTCAGAAAATGGTACAGAAGTCATAAAGATAAAAACAGAACCAGAAACAAAATACACTCCAATAAAAGTTACATTTGTAAATAAGTTTGGTGCTTTACAAGATTTGCACTTTAGCTTGAAATCTACAGAGAGCTTAAATACTACTGGACAAACTTTTAAATCTAATCTTGTTGATTTTACTACAGAAACTCCTTCATATGTCGTTAGCAAACCACAAGTATCACAATATGATAAATTAGGAAAAGAAAGCATTACACTTAATACTGGTTATTTATCTGATGACTATGAAGAAGTGATAAAACAACTTTTGTTATCAGAGCAAGTATTTCTTACAAAACTTACAGACAGAGAACTTGTACTACCTATCATACCAAAAACAAGCAATGTAACTTACAAGACAACTTTAAATGATAGACTGGTACAATACACAATAGAATTTGATTATGCTTTTGATAAGATTAACACAATCAGATAATGCAAGTAATACAGTTGTTTATTGGCACAGACCAAGTAGAACTTTTCAAAGATGAGAGTGTTACTATTACAGATAGCATACAAAACATAAAAGACATTGAAAAAGTTTTTACAACTTTTAGTCAGTCATTCAATGTACCTGCATCTAAAGCAAATAATAAAATATTTAAACACTACTACAAGTTTGATATAGTAGGTGGTTTTGATGGTAGAAAAAAAGTAGATGCAACTATAGAACTAAACTATCTACCTTTTAGAAGTGGTAAAGTAAAACTTGAAGGTGTTGATTTAAAAAACAACAAACCAGATACTTATAAAATTACATTCTTTGGTAGTACTGTAGATTTAAAAGACAAACTTGGTGATTCTAAACTTTCAGATTTAAATTTAACAGCATACGATTTAAATTATGATGCTTCCACAATAGAAACAAAACTTACTACAGCAGAGAGTAGTAGCAATCACATCATAGTACCTTTGATTACACACTCCCAAAGATTGTTTTATGATAGCTCTTCACACGCTAATAATGCTGATAACTTATACTATGCAGGTAGTGGTACTGGTAAAGAACAAGGTGTTAAGTTTAACGAATTAAAATATGCAATAAGAGTAAATAAAATTATAGAACAAATAGAAACAGATTTTGGTTTAACATTTAGTACAGATTTTTTTAAAAACACAAGTATTACAGAGATGGACCATTTGTTTATGTGGTTACACAGAAAAAGTGGTGCAGTAGAAGATTTATCAGGTAGTACAAGTAATTTTGAAACTCAGGTAGATGGTTGGACTGCTGATACTACAGATAGACAAATACAAATAACTACAACAACTTTAAATATAATCGGTACTGAAAGTGAATTTTTTACAGAGTTTGAATTAGACTTGGTTAGGTCTGGTTCTACTTCTTACGATATAGAAATACTAAAAGATGGTGTAAGTGTGTTTAGTGAAACAGGTATTACTGCTACTGCAAAAGAAATTAATGCACATACAGGGGATTTTGATATGGGTAATGGTGCATACAATGTTTTTATTACAGCTTCATCAAGTATAACTTTTTCAAGTATAGTATGGAGAATAACTTATGATGAACCAGATGAAGCAACAATTACAAAAGATTTCTCAACAGGTACATTTGCTACAAGTGGTTCTTTTACTTTTAATGTATCAAGACAAATACCAGATATAAAAATTATAGATTTTCTTACAGGTTTATTTAAGCTATTTAACCTTACTGCTTTTGAAGATAGTGGTACAATAAAAGTACAAACCTTAGATGCTTTCTATACAAGCACAAATACATTTGATATTACAGAATTTGTAGATGTTAAGAATAGTAAAGTAGATGTAGCTTTACCATATAGAGAACTTATATTTAAATTCAAAGACACAAAAACTTTTCTTGCAAATAAATTTGGTGAATTAAATAACAGACATTGGGGAGAGTTTAGATTTACAGGTGATACTGAAATAGCAGGACAACTATATAAAGTAGAAGCACCTTTTGGACATATGTTGTTTGAAAGACTTAATGATGTAAATGGTGGTACACAAAAAGATATTCAAATTGGATATAACGTAGATAGTAACCAACAAGCATATTTAGGAGAACCTTTATTATTTTATCCTTTGTTAGTTAATACTGGTGGTATAAGTTTTGTAGATGTTGTAAATTCTGATAATGTTGCAAGTAGTCATAAACAAATAACTAACGTAAACTTACCATTCAATAGTCCATCCAATAGCTCAGGTACAAATACAAGTCAGTTAAATTTTAACAGAGAGCAAAGTGAATGGACAGGAGATACAACTTTTACTAATGATTTGTTTACTGAATTTTATTTAAGCTACATAAATAGTATATTCAATCCAAAACAAAGATTAACAAAACTTAAAGCATATTTACCACAGAGAATCCTACTAAACTTTGGATTGGGTGATAGATTTATTATATCAGGTAACAAGTATAAAATAAATAGTATATCTACAAACTTACTAACAGGTGAAAGTAACTTAGAATTAATTAATGACTTATGATACAAAACATTTTAGATTTACTAAAACTAGCAAATGGTGAAACGGAAAACATTCGTATAGCACAAGGTAAATATCACTTACCTAAAGGACTAATGGGTGCAGGTAGAAAGATTAAAAAAGAATTGAGATGGCAGAAAAAATAGTAATACAACTTGAAACAGATTCTAAAGAAGCAGTAGATAGTATAAAAGAAGTAAACAAATCTGTAGAAACAACAAACGAAACTACAGGAGAACTTACTAATTCACTTGATAAAATGACAGGTGGTGCAATATCTGGTTTTACTGGTATTTTAAAAAGTGTAAAGAAAGCAGTACTTGGTTTTAAATCTTTAAAGGTAGCGATAGCAGCTACAGGTATTGGAGCTTTACTAATTGCCATTACAGCTATAGGACAAGCATTTACTAGAAGTGAAGAAGGACAAAACAAGTTTGCAAAACTTATGGGTGTTATTGGTGCTGTAACTGGACAATTCTTAGATGCAGTTGCAGATTTAGGTGAGAATCTAATTTCACTATTTACAAATCCACAAAAAGCATTATCAGATTTTACTAATCTAATTAAGGAAAACTTGATAAATAGATTCAATGGATTATTAGAATTAGTACCTAAGTTAGCACAAGCTATTGGTTTATTATTTCAAGGTAAATTTAAAGAAGCAGGTAAAGTAGCAGTAAACGCTGCTGCTAAAGTTACTTTAGGTGTAGAGAATATTGTAGATAAAACTCAACAAGCTATAGATAAAACAAATGAATTTATAAAAGCAACTGTAGAGGAAGGTAAGATAGCAGGTGAAATAGCAGACCAAAGAGCTGAAGCAGATAAAATAGAAAGAGATTTATTAGTACAGAGAGCTAAAGCAGACAGAGATAGAGCAAATGCATTAGAAAAAGCTGTAAACAGAGAAAAGTTTACCATTGAAGAAAGAATAGGTTTTTTGGAAGAAGCAGGACAAATTGAAGCAGATATTACAAATAAAGAAATAGAAGCAGCAAAACTTAGATTACAAGCTAAACAAGAAGAGAATGCTTTGGGTAAATCTACAAAAGCTGATTTAGATGAAGAAGCACAATTAAGAGCTAGAGTAATACAATTAGAAACTGCACGTTTAACAAAACAAAAAGAAGTTACATCACAAACCATAGCTTTAAAAAACGAACAAAAAGCAGAAGAAAAAAGATTAGAAGATGAAGCTAAAGCAGAAGAATTAGCAAGACTAAAAGAAATAGATGATGCTAAAAAGAAATCTGCTGAAGATGAAAAGAAAAGAACAAAAGAATTAGAAGATTTCAAAAAACAAGCAATACAACAAGGTATTAATGGTGCAATTGCTCTTGTAGGACAAAATTCAAAATTTGCAAAAGGTATTGCTATAGCTAATGCTATTAGAGATACTTTCGCAGGAGCTAATAAAGCACTAGCACAAGGTGGTATATTTGGATTTGTTGGTGCTGCTGGTATAATAGCATCAGGACTTGCTAATGTAAAAGCTATTACATCAACAAATGATCCAAAAACACCATCAGGTATTGCTTCACCAAATACTGCTTCAATAAATACACCTTCTGTTTCCACAGCTCCACCTGCATTCAACATAGTAGGTGCAGGGGGTACTAATCAACTTGCAGAAGCAATTACTGGACAACAACAACAACCGGTTAGAGCATTTGTAGTATCGCAAGATGTAACCACAGCACAAAGTTTGGAGAGAAATATTATAGATGGTGCTTCTTTAGGATAGAAATACAAAATCAATTTTAAAGGCATTTAGAAAGCGTTTAAGCAACTTTCTCTTTTCTAGAGTATGTATATATTAAAATTAAGAGAAGTGCTATTAGAATAAAATTACCTTCGTATAGTTATTAACATTTGTGTATATCAAATATTTTATTTATCTTGGTCTAAATTTAAAATTAATATTATGAAAACACAAGACGATAGATTTTTTACAACTTTTGACGTTAGCTTTGTAATGCCGAGTTCAGATAATAAAAAAAGGGCTAGAGTTTTAATTACTTTAGAGAATTGTTTTACGGTACAAAATGCTAAAAAAGAACTGGCTAAACAGGGTATTTTTGTAACTAGTATGCGAAGAATAGATGATTTAGAAACTGATATAAAATAGCAAAAATAAATAAAAGACTTGTTTATTCAGTCTAGATTTATAAAATGATAATTGTTTATTATTAATTCTATAACCACCTTCTTAGGTGGTTTTTTTTTGTAAAAACTTTTACAAATACG